CCTGATTTATTTTAATTGTTGAACCTACGGGCGTATCCTCAAAACCGCCAGAAATAGAACAAGTAATAACATCCCCCACAGAAGTAATAGTGCCAGGGCCTTCAATTTCTTCCGTAGACCCGGTTAGCCAAACACCATCGAACACTGTAAGTGCCATTTTTTTCTCCTAATTGAAATTATATTTTAGAAACCCTTCATGTGAACCTTGATAAAAAGTGCAGAAAAATCACAAAGAGTAGCCAATCCAGAATAGATACAACTCAAATTATCCTCCAAACAATGCTTGAAGATCGATACCTATAGTTAAACATTGATACAATCCTATATTCTCAGCAAACCGTTGCCATGTATTCTCCAGATACATCGCTGTTGGAGTCCACCAGCAAGCATTTGGGCATGCTCCACACCATAAACTTTCCAACGATGGCATTCTTTTCCCCTTTATTGAAAGTTAATACACCCAAGGCAATCGAGACAGCAGTAGACATAGCCAAAAGAATACGATGCTATTATCTCAATCGCAGAGGTTACAATTGCTGGAACAAATTCGCCAATTGGCATTTTTTCTCCTTATTAATATGCTAGCATGCAGTAGATGTCAGAGAGGTATACTCCAATATCTACTGCCATAATCACTACACCTTGAAACACTGAAAGACAGTCCATACGTCACCTATTTTAAAATAAAGAAGGAAAGCATGGGCACCATACTAGATGAAAGGCCTCAACCCCAGTTTGGATAAGATCAAACAATGGGCTGCAATCAAACACAGGCACATTGCCAACGGAACTTATAAAAACATCAGATACAATAACTCTAAAAGGCATTGGTTCCCCCTCCTACATAAGACTATGTAAAGCTTCAGTAGCGGATAATAAAGCGTAGGTTGCTCCAGTAACTACGGCAACTGCAGTTCCTCCAATAGCTGAACAAGCAGCTCCACCAACTATACCAGTGGCTAAGACAGCAGCCAAGCCTATCCCAGTAAAGAAAAACTCCATTACATGCCTCCTGCAGCAAAGATAGCCAGCTGCGCAACAATAACAGTTCCCATTCCAGCAGCGAAACAACCAGCTCCTCCAGCAACACAACCTATAGCAGCACCTAAAAAGAATGTAGCCATTGTCTTATTATCCCCCTATTCCACTAAGAGAAGCTACTGTCCATCCGATCAGTGCTCCAACAGTTCCTCCAAAGCTTCCGCCTATTCCAGACATAATCATCATTCCAGTAATGCCTAGCAAAGTACTTGATGCTACAAATCCTCTGTACATAATTCCCCCTAATTAGAATGGCAAAATGAATAAACCAAAAAGCGCCCCAATAGATGTTCCCATAGCAGTACCTACTAAAGTTGTAATAGATATTATCGCACCAGACATAGCTACCCCCAATCACATTATTAAAAGAATATAGAGTTGCCAAATAATCCGTAGTTAATAAAGTCATTAACAAAAATATAACCCGCAACAACTAACTGTTCTGCAAAGCAAAACATCGATTCCATTTGCTACTCCTCGTCTGAAACTACAATTTGTCTGTTTTGTTTTATCATCTTCTCGTAGTATGATATCTCGTATTCACGAGTGGTATACCTAAACCCACAGTCTAGACACTCCCTTCGCCTTTTTACACAAATCCCAGTAGTATTTATACGAGAATTAGTAACTTTATCATTCCAGCTCCTGCACTTACTGCACTTCATCTATCTCCCCTTTCTCAATCACATTTTCGTCCGGCTCAGAGGCCAGCTCATTGGCCAGCTCTATCTCTTCGTCAGAGTAACTTAGTTCTCTCTTCAAAAATATATCCTTAGGAACTATCGATTCCACTCCAGGAGTAGACATGTAAGAAGCTAAGGCTTCTGTTCTCATCTTGCCTATCTCTGCCTTATCCTTTTCCTCTAATACCACAAGAGGATCCCATGCAATGGTGTAGCCTTCTTTAGGGTCTGCTATGGCTCCTAAGGTTATAAGCCTATCAATAAGAGGTTCTAGTATTATCTCTTTTGCTACAGACTCTCTTCTCTGCTCTATCATCTTTAACCATGCTCTTTCGTCTTGTGACGAGGCTAATTCACCCCTCTCAGAGCCAGTTAACATACGAACTGGAATACCAGTAGCTCCAGCTATCATCTGTAACTGTACTTCAACATGATCCTTAGGAGAAACAACTTGTGGTGCCAAAGCTTTTATATCTACACCCTCAACAAATAAGAAACGTTGCATATCGTTGATGTAGTTAGTTAACTCCGATTTAATAGAATCTAACTGAGCTTGGTTTATTATGCTGTCTGGTTGTGCTTGAGCAGTATACCCTGGTCTAGCTCCACGCCAGTACATCTCTGGTGAGCCGCCACATAGCTTGTCTAAGCCTATTAAACGGTTGTACACAGGCTCTAAGAACGGAATTCCGTACACTTCACTCTCTAAGGTGTTTTCTGCTACGTGCAGAACTCTAGTCCAATTAACAAAGATGGTAGAGGTCTGTGATTCACCTGAGCTAAACTGTATTTGGTACATTGTTGGAAGTCCAAATCTCTTAGACTTAGGATCTGTATCCCATAGAGATATCTGGACTGCATCTTCTGCAATAGCGCTGAGATAGTTAACTCCTACAATATTATCTGGAGGATAGCTTACATTCTCTGCAGAATCTTCGAAGCCTATAAATAACACTGCGAACCTGCCCAGTGAAGCCAGTAAGTCTACCTTCCTAAGGTGATAGTATAGGTTGGTATCTTCTGCAAACTCGTAGTATTCTTTCTCAAATACTGTAAGCTCAGCAGCAGTCTCAGTAACGTATGGTTCTTTGCTCCACGTAGCCTTAACTGGTGCAGACACTAGCCTATGCGCTATGTCCTGTCTCTTATATCTCTTTCTGTAATCGCTGTATTGTATCTCTGTAGGGTAATCTAGGATCTGATCAGTAGTAGGCCCGTTAGCAGCACTGGAACTCCCATAAGAGTACCTGTTGGCTAGTTGGGTTTGTAGGCTGCTAGCCTTAACCATCAAGTCCTTTATCTCTGTTGTCTCTGATGTAGCTACATCTCCATATCCAGCAAGCCCAAACAACGAGTTCTTGTCTATTTTGTAATGTGACGCAAGCTTCTTCAGTCTGTCTGATGGAGGAGCATTAGTATGCTTACCATTCTCTAAGGTATAAATACAATACCTAGAGATTCCAGTTTGCTCAGAGACTTCTTTTATAGTCTGCTTGCTCGATAATCTTGCTTCTTTCAGTGTAACTGACAATTCATCCATTTTAGCTACCTATAACTCTAGTTTTTTTGCCTCGATTGAGTTTATCTTCGATGTACCAGACTGCCATCGCCAGGCTCAACACGGTGTCATCGTGAACACCCCTAGCTCCTTCCAGCCTTGATCCCTTTCCTGGACTTGCTTTGAAGTTTATCAATTCCTTTATTAAAACGTCTAAACAAGCCATTCCTTTCGCTATCTTCAACTTGCCACATTGTATAGCAACTTGCAGCCTAGAAATCAACTCAAACTTTGGAACAGTAGCTGATCTTCCTGTAATCCATCTGGATTTATGTCCGCCTGTGATAGTTATTCCGACTGAATTAATTCCGTAGTCACTTAAGAGATCTACGACAGGTCTTCCGACTCCAGTATGATCTACAACAAGAGTATAATTTTCTAACTCCTTGTTATCTAAGAACTTCTCTAAGTACTCAACAACATGTACATAACTCATTCTTAAGGGGTATCTATACATATATGGAAGCTCTATGGTTAAGTTACCATCAGCTCCAAACACAGGAAGAGTAACTGTTAAGACGCTGTAGTCTTTCTGTTGCCCTAGGTCTAATCCTATAATGTATTTTGCAAACATCTGTGTTGCAATCCCCTTCATTGTTGTAGTAGAGCCCCTTCTTGATAGTCGGGGCTCATGCATCACTCACGGTGATTAAAGTGTAACGCTGCCTCCGTCAGAACCAGGCCAGCATTCTCCGCCTATGTTTCAAGCACAGCCGTTGTAACAAGCATTCTCAAATAGACAACCATAAGCATTTCCAAACTCAGGAAGAATCTCCATTCCTTCGAAATCAGGTACAAAAGTAGGACCTGTTCCAATAGAATCTCCTAGATGTCCCCAGATTACATTGGTAGGGACAGGGATTAGTATAGGGTGAGTTATTGTATTAGGAAAGTCTGGTGGAAGCACTGTTGCTACATAGCTAAAAGTAGGAGAAGTAGGACTCACCATCTCTGGAGGAACACGAATTGGAGGTAGTGGAACTACTATTGGGACTGGTAATGGAACTATAACTGGTGGAACAGGAGGTAAAGGTCTAGTAGGTGGCGTAACAGCTGGTGCTGGACTAGTGCTAGCCAGAGCTATGTGTGCGTTGAGCGTAGACCTTCTTATATTATTGGGGCTAGAGGGAGGTGGTGCCATCCCGCCTTGAGCAGGTGGGTCAGCCATCATAATGCCCGCTACGGGCACGTTTGGTGCCTTAGGAGCCTCTTCTCCGATTATATCCTCTATCTTCTTTTCTAGTTCATCAACTTCATCTACAAGGTCTATGACAGTATCTGTTATGTCTCTATACTTATCTACATCTTCTTTTGTGCATCCCAGTAAAGAGCAACATGCTATAACAGAAAGCATAACTACTACAAGTGACCAAGCTATCTCTTTTTTTACTTTATAAATAGCATTAAAAAACTTATCCATACTTATCTCCTATTATCCTGTTATTCCAAAGCCCGGTGTTGGAGTTCCTACAGGTGTTTGAACTATAGGTGTGCTATCAATTACAGTTGTGCCGGATCCGCCAGGACAACCCCATGATCCGCTGGCCCCAAACCCTGGTGTTAATGTAGGGTTGGCTTGTGCGGTGCCAAAGTAGAACCCTAACAACATTAAACAAACAACTACTAGCGTAAGTATAATCTTCTGCGCTTTACTCATGTACCTTCCTTTCAATATAAGTATTTACCTATTAGGCAGCCTACTGAAGACGATGTAACAAAGATAACAATAGGCCACAACCAATCTCTAAAAGTAATATTCATATCAACCTCGGTTACTTCTTTATTATGTGTTCCTCGCTCTTATTCAAGTCACAATACAAAACTACGCTATCGGATCTAGAGTCTTTGTGCTCATGCAAAGGACATCTGTATGCAACGAACCTATCTTCCTCTTCACGTGGTCTAATAATTGGGTGTAGTTCCCTTTCCATCCTTGCTCCACCTGCAGCCGTGGCATTAACCCTTCGTTTAACCGATAGCTTAGTGTACCCGATGCTACGAAGCATAGGGTCAACCTCATCTATAAACTCAAACTTAATTATGCGCTCATTAGACGAAACAGAAAAACATATACCTTCGTATTCATTCAATCCATATTTTGCAACTGCCGTAGTATTGAAGATGTAAGCAGTGCTCTTGGTAAACGTAACAAATGGAATACCACCCTTACGACACTCTAAGTCCATGTTACTACCTCCTAGCATATCTATCAATTTTACAATATAATCTGTAGTCACCGTCAATTAAGCCGAGAGATCCTAGCTCCATTCTTGTGCTGCCCCAGTCACCGCTATCAATGTTGGGATAAAGGTATGGGTAGAGAGTAGTAACCCACAAGCTGTGACCGAAGCAGTACGAGGTGTTTGCAAACCTAGTTGACTTAAATAGCTTGGCATAACCACAACTATCCATGTAATCATCCCAGAAGTCTGCAAATTTAAAACATAGGACGTTTCCCTTAAAGCTAAGAGATATAGACACAGAATGATATTTGCTCAGTCCATATTCCGATACGGCTGCATCGTTAAACACAGTGTCTCTGTAAGGTCCTATAGTTACGGAAGGCACATCGGTTGAAACATAGTCCAACGCTGTATACTTTAGCATTACCATGCCTCCACTTCGTCAGTAATACACTTTAATATCTCATCGTAGGAGAACAACTGGGTCTCGTTATCAACAAACTCACACATGTACTCCTGCCTAACCCATAAATCCCCTATGTGTTCTCTCTCTCCTGCCAAAAACTCTTCTGTTATCCTAGGGCATTCATCAGCAGTTATCTTTACCTTGTACCAGCCTTTATCGTTCTCCCAAGACTTATAGAACCAGCCTTGTTTCCCATAAGGTGTTGTAAGGGCAAGTAGCTTGCCTCGTGAGATAGCTAACATAGGTCTAACAGTTGCGTATAGCTCCTCACTTACCTGTGCTGCCTCGTCTATAATTAATAAAGAAACAGCGGAATAAGATCTAATAGTCTCTTCCTTGCCAGGTAGGCTTATTATTCTGCTTCCGTTATCTAGTTCAAGTGAGGATTGATTCTCTCTTACAACCTCTGCATGAGACTGTATGAAAGGAACGCCAACCTTTACTTTCCTGAATAACTCTTCTGCTTGTCTGTATGCTTTTGAAACGATTAGGACTAATGAATTTCTTTGATAAACTGCTTGGTGAAGTGCAAGGGTTGCACTCACCGTTGATTTTCCTGATTGCCTAGAGCAGAGTAGCAGTGACTTGGGAGGGAAGGTATCAAGTAAGTCGGTCTGCCACTCATCAGGCTCCATCCTGAATGCTCTAGCCATAAATAAAGCAGGACTCATGGAACATGCCACAAACCCTGACATTTCAGTACTCATTACGCTTTAACCGTATTTTTACGATGGTAACACAAAGGTTCCCAAACTATAGCCTCAGATCGGCTTTCTATATACACAGAACACGAATAACATGTATCTGGAGTCACTGTTCTAAATGTACCGCAGTTAGTGTCACATTCGTTACAATCTGGAACTTCTATTCTAAGGGCATGGCAACTATTCTTACATATTGATTTATCTTTTTTATTCATGTCAATTCCCCCTAGTCTGACAAGGTGTAAGCTTTTCTCTCTCACTATTCTCTTTCTTTGCATTCTTTACTGCAATCATCACAGGGAGGAACCTTTAAGTTAGCTGTTCCTTCTCTATTCTTAAGAATAACACCTACATAGCAAGTATCAAGCCTTTCAGCTAGCTCAGGTACTCCTATGTCTTCTACGTTTATTAAATAAGCGTCGTCAGCTGGATTAGTTGGTGGTCTTCCTTCTTTTCTCTCAACTCCATCTCTAGCGACAAGAGCTTCATATGTACTCTTATAAGACTCTCCGTACTTAGCTCCTTCGTAGTCATTCCTCCACCTTGCTCTGCTGGTTATACTAGCCTTGAAGAAGAACTTAACATCTGCATTCGGAAACACTACAGTTCCCATATCTCTTCCATCAGCTACCACATCAGAGGCCTCAGCTTCTCTCCTAAGGCACTTTTCTACTCCATCCCTTACAACAGTATGGGATGATACATCAGCTGCCTCTTTTGTAATAATGGGAGAAAACAAATCTCTAATGCTGTATTCGTAGCCTTTTCCTGCTGTCTTATAAACTACACCTGTGCCTATCCACTCATGTGTTTTATTATTAAAGTGTATACTGTCAAGAATAGATGCTAGTCCATCTTCCCATGCAGTGGAACGAAATAAAGCTTTCTTAACCCATTCCCATCTACTTTGGTTAAGCTCAAGGGCTAAGGCCCTATACAATATCCCACTGTTTATGTGCTTGTAGCCCATTCTTTGTGCTAATAAGTAGGCTGTGGGAGACTTCTTCGATGCTGCTGGTCCGTCTATGGTTATTATCATTAGGCCTCACCTTTAAATCTTTGAACTTAGGGAGCCCCGCTGGCTCCCCTCGCCTATAACTTAACCCCTCGTTAGGTTAGATTATCTAAGAATGAAGTTACTACTCCTTGAAATGTTATTTCATCGCCTCTTTCTAAACATGCTAACTTGTACTTTTCCCACTTTATGTATCGATCTCTGTCCATCAGAAATGAAAACTTCTTCATCTCTTTAAGCCTGTCTCTGTTCCTTTGTTTTCTTGTAGCTACAGCAGCGTTGTATAGCTCGTCTGCAAATTCTTGATGTATCGGTATGTTTTTAATCATATCATTAGCCCATACATTCCGACAGTTATCGTAGGTAGACCTTCTGACTTATAGACCTTGTCAGGTGCTCCAGGCTCATCAATAGGCGCTTCTTTGCATGTTGCTTCTGATAATCTTTCTATCCAATGATCTAACGACAAACTTCTTATCGACATATGTATCTTTGCACAGGATTGATCGTCTTCTAAAGATGTGTATATAACGTTATGTTTAATGGTTGGATTGTGTTGTATTGAGAATATTGAATTACTCAACATAGACACTAACTCTAAAGTTCCTATCTTACCTAGCTTCATAGAAGTTAAACAACTTAGTAACGTATCGGTCTCTTCTTTGTTAATTCTTATAGCAGCATGGCTTATTTTACCTAGCTTATCTAATGCTTTGATGTCTACTCTGAAATCAGTTAGCGCAGATAGCTTTTCTGGGTGATTAACAGGCATATGTATGCTCCTTTTCCAGATCATCGGTTTGCACTGCTGCTCCGTCGCTATATTTAAATTCACAGTCCAGCTTTGCCTCCTCACATGATTTAAACGGTGTCCCAGACTTATTCATATATTTTAAACATCTTCCGCTATCAATACCTCTTTCAGGACAGTGTACGCACTTTAGATCTAACATAATAATTCCCCTTTATTGTTTATGTTCGTCTAACGCCTTTGCTACCGCTTTCTTTGCTTCTGGAAAAGGCTCTAACGTCTTAAGAATTATTGTCAATACTACTTGCCAATCCCTGTCTCCGCTTCTTTCTAAAAGCATTGATGAAGCCTTCATTACCATTTCTAAAATACTTCTAGCCTCACGTATAGCCATTAATCTTAGCTTATGTTTACGAGACTCTTCCGCTTCTTTAATTACTTCTAAACAGCTTGTATACAAAACCTTGATATTCTCTGACAGAGTTGAGACATTCAAGTCTATTCTGTTAGCTTCTATCGCGGATGGTATTCTTACTCCGTTAGGCATTGGTCTTCCAAGTTCTGCCTTATATGCCTCTTTTAGCTTTGACATATCTCCTACGGTAATATCGCAGTTATCTAGGTGCCTTTCGACTGTGCCGATCTTTAACTTGAACTCAGCTGCTATGTCTGAAGGATTACGACCGTCTCTCAATAACGTGTTGATCGTCCTAACGTGTTTGCCGAAGCAAATTCTGCATTTATTTGACCGTATCATGACTACAAACTACTATATGTTGCATCACCTGTCAAGAACTATTTTAAAATAAAAAAAGCCCTAGAAGGCAGGTTTTATGTGCTTTCCAAGGCTTTTCTCTATTCGGGGGAAGCGAATAGTAATCAATGCTCATGAGGACATACATCTCTTATGGTCCTAATCTATCGCTTAACGAACTCAATGTCAACAGCTTTCTTTGAAATACATCACCTTTTTCTGTGTAAGTGCATTTCCTGATTCTTCTATCATCTAGATGTCCGCTGTAAGGTATCAAATAGCCTCATGGTGAAGAGATGTCAGTCATGTCTATGCATTCGTATAGGTTAAGTATGCAAAGTCCAGTAGTATCCTTCTTTGGTATGCTTAGTCTGATTAGTGCCTAATCCTCAACTAATTAAAAACAATCCTCGCTTTGCTCGTCAATAATTAAAGAAAAAGATTCTACACTGGATCTGTGCTTGGCCTTCCATGTAGGAGACCTACACGCTGTGTTTGTGATTAACATCAAAACTCATCATGTTTGGCTTCACCATTAGCCGGGATCGTTGCTCCTAATGTTTGGGCTATCCTTCGTTTATTTTAGACAAGAAATATAGAGGATCGCGCGCGTCAAAGATATACTAATATAATCTTTTATATATTAGTATTCTTCTTCTTCTTCTACTTCTACTTCTACTTCTACAGCGTTATTTTTTTGTTACTTTTCTTACCATGCAAAATAAACAACAATATCAATATCTTACAAAGGTCAAGTGTTGGATAAGAGCGGCCCTTTTTAGACGACATTAAAATAGCTTATGCATTTAAGTTTAACCTTTATTTATGCCGATATTAGTTGTATAATTCAGTATCTTTTAATCAATAATACGAGGTGAATCTATGTTGTTCTGTGGCATTGAAAAGGTATCTTTAAATGACTATCCAGAAAAGATTAGTTGCGTGTTATTCACAGCAGGCTGTAACTTCTTTTGTCCCTATTGTCATAACCCTAGTGCAGTGAAAATATGCAAGGAAAGCTTAATAGATGAAGAATATATCTTTCATTTTATAAATAAGAGAAAGTTTCTTTATGATGGAGTGGTATTGAGTGGAGGAGAGCCAACTATTCAAGACGATATAGTAGATATATGCCGTCGTATCAAGGCCTTAGGGTTTAAGATTAAGCTAGACACTAACGGAAGTAGGCCAGAAACGATAGAGCAGCTATTGACTGATAAATTAGTAGATTACGTAGCTATGGATATAAAGGCATCCGTAGATATCCACTCATATAGGAAGTTCACAGCAGAACCAGATATTGTTTCTTCTATTAAAAATAGTGTCTCTCTTATAATGGATAAAGCTCCCGACTATGAGTTCAGGACAACTTGCGTCAAGCCCTTTATAAATAAAACAGTAATAGAAAGTATAAGCCTGTCTATAAAAGATGCAAAAAAATACACTTTACAGAAGTTTAATTCGTATGCTTTAGAGATTTTAGATAAAAACTTTATAAAAGATAACAATCATATGATAGAAAAGGAAGGTATCTCTGAACTTGTCAACGTGGCTTGTAGTAACGTGAAGCAATGTGGAGAGAGTCTTTCGTTATAGAGTAAGGCGTAACCCGTATATGAGGCGTATACGGGCTACTGTGGGGTTGATACTACACGAAGCACGAAAGAACTTGGAATAACTACACTAAAACCACCCATTAGTCAACCCGAAAAGATTTATTTTAATTTATTTCACTTTTATTGAAGAAAGTACTTGACATGGTATGCTTTCTATTGCATACTGTAATCAAGCTTAACGGAAACTTACTTCAAAAGGGGAAACAAAATGACTAGCGAACTAAAAAAACTAAACGCAAGACTAAACGCAGCAATCGCAAGAACCGGATACACAAAACCTAAGTACACTCCAGTAATGACAGGGAACTCAAAAGTACTAGCCGATAGTCTTACCGAACAAGCACAGATAAGAAATATAAACATAACTCCTGCAACTCGTAAGATATACTCAATAGAAGAAATAGCAAGACTAAGAGAGATGGCCCTTGAGATGATGACAGAAGAATTGGGGGAAGAGACAGAAGAAGTCATAGAATTAGAAGCAAGCGCAGAAACAATAGAGAAAAGTATGATAGAATCAGCACAAGAGATAGAACAAGAAAAAGCAACTAACAAACTAGATCCTGAATATGTGAAGTACGTAAAACAATTCTCACCAGAGATAGTTGAAAGATTAATAGGAAGCGAAGAGGCAGAAGAGTCTGAAGAAGTTGAAGAAGGAAAATTAGTTATAACAAGAGAAGCAAAAACTACAGAAGCCATAAGAAACGAATACAAAACATTCGTAAGCAAACAAACTCCATACATAGCCAACATTCTTACACCCTTAACATCAGAAGACGAGAACTTCTTCAAGAAGATACAATGTAGACGAAATGCAAGAGAAAACGGAGAAAAAGGATTAGTACTAACTAGAGAAGAAACATACGGAAAGATGATGGAGGCTGCTGAAGAACTAAGAGAAGAAGTAGAAGACATGAGATTAAACGAAGAAGAAGTTGAAATAGCAAGACGCGAATATAAATCATTTGTAGAACTCTATGCACCTAAATTAATAGACATAAAAGGGGATTGGAATGGCTTTTTTCTTAGAGATAATAATACCCGGACTAGCAGCCATAGGAATAGTCTGCATGATAATAGCAATACTGTCGACAATGTCCGCATCGGTAGCCATAGACAAAATACTAGGGCGTATCGTCAACATGGAGAAAAATATTAGGAAGATACTTAACGAAACCAAAAAGTCTGACAAAGGGTAATACAATGGGAATCGGAGAAGTAGCAGCATTCTTCATACTAGGAAACTCTCTAGGATTTGCGGCAGCAGCAACGGCAACACTGGTAATAGGAAAACTACTAGGATACTAACAAAAGGGGAAGCAAAATGAAATGTAACTACAGAAAAAGAAACATAGTGCTACTCTGCGACGCACTAGACGACAACCTTCTGTTCATACCTCAGCGAACTATCTATAGATGGATAAGACACGGACTACATAGCAATGTGTTCTTCAAGGTTCTTGGAAGGGTAGTAGTAGATATGGACGAGCTAGACGCAGCAATAAAGAAAGCAAAACAAGGCAGAATGGGTAAATGTAGCTCTTGCAAATGCGGGACAACTGAAGTTGGACTAATAGACTAGGAGAAAACAGATGGATATTATAATACCAGCAATGCCAGACTTTATGGAACTAGCAACACCTCCAGCTTTCGAACTAATAGGGCAAGCAATAGAGATACTTAGATCATTCGCATCAGCTTTACACTTTTACTAATAGGGGAATTTGTTATGGTATTTTTTGGACCGTTATTCATGTTCGCAGTAGCGATGATAGCTTTAATGAACTAGTAAGTCTTAGGGGGACACTGTGACAACATTGTTAGAAGCACACGAAGTGTCCTCCATCCTCGGTATTAAAAAAGAAACACTGAGGTCTTGGAGGAGACGAGAGATAGGACCACCGTACATTAAGATACTAAAGACAATTAGATACAGAGAAGAAGATTTATACGCTTACTTAAAAGAATGCAGGAGGAACGTAAAGGGATGTACAATAAAATTACCATTATAGGAAACCTTGGAGGAGATCCAGAAAAGAAAGATAGCTCAACTGGAAACATATACACAACTTTCTCTGTGGCGACACAGAACAGAAAAGACGACGAGACAGAGTGGTTTAGAGTAGTTACATTTGGGAAGGTAGCCGAGTCATGTGCCCAGTATCTTAAAAAGGGAAATAAAGTATACGTAGAAGGACCTTTAAAGACTGATACCTGGGAAGGAGACGATGGCAACAAGAGAACCACGCTTGGAGTAACTGGCTATACTGTTAAGTTCTTATCCAATAAAGAAAAAGAACCTACAGAAATTCCATTCTAAGGAGGTGTCACATGGGGAGAAGCTTTATTACTGCTGCTCAGGTAGCTGCGATGTTCGGAGTAAAAGAAGATACTGTTAGCAGGTGGAGAAGGAGGGCTACTGGACCTGCTTTTTATAAGGTGGGAAGAAGTATAAGGTACGACCTAAAAGAAATAGAAACTATATTGATGAGAAGAGGACTTACTAGAGCGGACGAATAACGGGGGAAACTACATGTGGATTAAGAACGTAACATCTGTGTTGCTCACTGCGGTAATGATGACTTCGGCTTGCGTCGGATTCAGCTTTAGCATCAAACAGAAGAAGATGGCTCCTTTCGTTAGGATTAAGACTACCCACCTAGATAGAGATGTTAAGACTGAGGC